CTACGCATGGCTGACGAAGACCTCGGTCGCCTTGTCAGCCTCTACCGAGCGAGCCCAAACTCGATTTGCACTGGCAACACCAGGGAACAGGTCTGCCAGGGCGCGCTTGCTCTCCCCCTGTCCTGCCTCATAGCGAATGCCCACGGTAACGCTCGCAGCATTGGGTGCCGTTGCGCCACTGGTAGCCTGCACATACATCGGCGCGCCGCGGATCAGCTGAAAGGTGATCTCGGTCACATCGGCGTTGGTCAGTTGCGTCCAGTCGTCCGAGCCAGCGACAATCGAAGTGTTCTGAGCCATTGTAATCTACGCTCCTATGAAAAAAGGCCCGCCCGGCTTCCCGAGCGGGCCCTCCCCTGACGCTGACGGGCGTCCTATTCTTCCGGTTCGGCTTCCGGCTTAACCGGCGCGGCCTTGGCCTTTCCCTTCGCCGGGGCCTTGGCCTCGATTTCCTCAAACCACTCGGGCTCGAAGTCGTCAGCCTCGATCACCTCGCCCGGCTCGGCCATGACAAGGGTCGCCCCCTGCCATGCGCCGCGCGGGCCGGTGCTGATGTTCCTGATCTTCACCATGGCTTAGATGCCGTCGCGGTAGACCATGGCCTTCGGCAGCCGGACATCCAGACCGCCCACGTTCATCACGCCGCCGACCTCGTAGACGAGGCTCGACTTCTGGAACGCCGGCAGGAACTGGTGCGGTCCGGGCAGCAGGAAGCGCAGCACCTGCGAATTGCGGTCATAGGCCACCATGCGCTTGGTGCCACCAGCGCCAGCCGCCTCGAGAGCGCGGCTCTTGAGGATGGTGAGGCCCTGACCCGCCACGTTGTTCGCTTGAAGGAACGAGAGGATCGTGCCGCCGGTGTCCGACAGGCGCGTGGTGGCGATGCGGTTGTATTCGCTGGTCGGCAGCACAACCGTGTTGGCGATGTGCGTCTCGCCGGTGCCGGTTTCAACCGCAGTGATCGCCTCGTTCAGATCGCGCAGGATCTGATCCGGCGTCTTGCTGGCGAAAGTGCGAGCCGACGAAGTGCCATCGGCCGGCACGTTGGCCGCCGGAGCGTTGGCGTCGTTCGTGAAGCCGGTCCAGCCCTTGGTGGCGTCGCCCACCATGGCAGTGCTGTAGATGAAGCGGTCGGCGGCCTGCACGGCAGCCTGCGCCTTGTCAGCCGACAGCGAGCGGCCAAGCTTGGCAGCGCGCTGGAGTTCCTGCGTGTTCCACTCGTAGCCGATCGCGGCAAGGTGGAAGTTGCGGGTGGCCTGCGCCATCTTGGTGCTGGCATAGGGCATGTCGAATGCGCCGCCCGAGAGGAACTCGGCCTGGCCGACATTATCCATCGAGTAGACCAGCGTGCCAACATCCCACATATCGCCCTCGGAATTGACGGGCATGAACGGGGTGATGTCGAACGAGGGATAGCGGGTCATGTAGACCTCGGCCTCGATGCGATGCAGTTGCGGCGTCAGAAAGGCGTAGCCCACCTGCGAGTCCGACATGAAGGCATCGACCTTGTCCGCGAAGGTCGCGGCGTGGCGGGCGTTGTCAGCCGACCATGCCGAGATAACGGCGCGCTTCACGTCCGCATCGGCGGCCATGAACAGCGAGGCGTCCTTGATGCCCGAAGCGCTGTCGTAGAGATTGGTGATCGCGTTCATTTTGCTACGCCTCCTTAGCGCTTGACGATGCGGCAAAGGCCGTTGGTAACAGTCTGGTCGGCAACCCAGCCGGTTGCGATGTGGGTGGCGTCCGCAGCGGTCGAGCCGATGCCGTCAGCCGCGCCTGCGCCGGTGCCGATGGTGATGGCAGCGCCATCCGCCACCGAGCCGGTCACGGCCACGTAGATCGCGCCCGAGGTGAGGATCGCAGCATTGTCATACTGCTGGTATTCGTCGGCATCCTGCCCGGCGACCGGAGCCTGCGCCGAGGTGGCGATGGTGAAGCCCAGGAAGGTGGCGAGGGTGCCAACGGTGGCGGTGCAGCCATGATCGCCCGAACCGCGATAGACCGGCTTGCCGAAGGCGATGCCAGCGGCATCCTCGACGGTGCGCGAGATGCGGTTCGAGGTCTCGCCGTTGGCGATCATGCCCGCATAGGCAACCGCCGGGCTTTCAGTGTAAGCGTTCTGGAGAACAGGCATTGTTCCGGCTCCTTAGTTGTAGCGGGCGAAGCGCAGGGCGTTGGTCACGCTGCGGGCATCGGAGAGATTGGCGGGCTTGGCGGGGGCGATGTTGTGCACGGTCGCATCAGCCACCGGCGAGGCGGTCAGGACAGCGAACGCGCCCTCGATCGCGGCATCGGCGGTCGGAGCCTTGTCGCCCAGCTTGGCGGTCACGACTTCCTTGCGAATGTCGGCAGCGGTCTTGCCGGTGGCGTCGAGCGTCGGCAGGACGGCCTTGGCGGCCTCGATCAGCGCGGCACGATCTGCGGCAAGCTGGTCGAGCGCGGCGGGCTCGATAGCGGCGCGGGATTCGTCAAGCTGGGCCTGCATTGCAGCCTTCTCGCCTTCGGCCTTGTCGGCACGGGCGGTCGCTGCATCGCGCGCTTCATTGGCTGCGGTGATGGCCGCGTCCTTCTTGTCGAGAACGGCGCGCACCGCCGCCTCGTCGGCCAGCGAAACCGGCAGGCCGTCCACAATGATAGTTCCAGCCATGTTCGGCTCCTTGCTGTCGTTGAACAGGTTCTTGAGTTTGGAAAGTTCGGCGGCAGTGATGCTGTCGCAGATCGCGGCGTCCTTGATGGCGCATTCCGGCCCCGCGCGGCCCCGATCCACGAGGGCAACGTGATTGCCCGTGACGCTGGTCTGGCGCGCGTCGCAAATCGTGCCGTCCGGCGCGGTGAAGCGCCCGAATTCCAGATCGGCGGCGTAGCCGTTGGACAATTCGCGCTTGCCGGCGTCCACCTTGGCAATGGCCTCGGCATCGGTCAGCAGCAGGTCGAAGGCGAGATAGTCGCCGTCGCGCAGTGCACCCATGATGGTGCCGCGCGCGTGATTGCGCCAGTTGTCGGCGGTGACAGGCTCGGCGGGGTGATTGTCGGTGATGGGCTTACCGATGAAGCTGCGAACGGCGCGCTCGTCAAAGACGGTGTTCTCGTCCCGCAGCACCTTGACGCTGGCCTTGTCGCGCAGGCCGTGCTTGTTCTCGGGATCGATCTCGCGGCCGCTATATTCGTATGTCCCGGTGCGGGCGGCCCGCGCCCGAACGGCTACAGCGCCGTTGGCGAGGCGCTTGGGGGCGTCGAGGGTAAGGCGATCCGCGAAATACATTGGGCCCGCGATAGGACGCGGGCGCGCGGGCTATTCCCGCCGCGAGATTACGGGGTGCAGGCGAGAACCGCTTCGTTGGTTTCGGCGTTGGTGATGCAGTCGATCTGCTCGTCGGTCAGCGCAGGCTGATAGGCTCCTGAGGGCTTGATGGGTTCGGGAAACGCACCGCCCTGCGCGAGTAGCCAGAAGAAAAACCCGCCGACAGACAGCCATCCCAGTATGAGGCCGCTGGTCAGGCCGTCGCGCGCCTTGCCGTTTTCATCCCGCAAAGCCGAGTTGGCGCTCATCTCGCAGAGTTTCACAGCGAGGCAGGCGCAGAGCAGGAAGCCGATGATCTGGATCATTCAAACCCTATGCCTGATCTAGCGCCATCCTGCAAAGCCGCCTTACCGCCTCGGCCCGCGAGGGGATGCCTGGTTGCTGCGCGCGCCATGCGTCGATCCGCGCGATCAGCGAGGGTTCGACGGAGAACATGAAACGCTCTGATTTGGGTTCTGACATGGTGACGGCAGTTATAGCACTTTTCGCTTGCTTGCAATATCTGCCGGTGCTATCAGTGCTAGCGCCAAGCAAGGAGAAACCACATGGCAAAAGCAATTGAGCAAGAAATCGTAGTCCCCGAACTTCGCCGGGGCATCGTCAAGCTCCGCATCATCGGCCAGACCCCCATGTTCCAAAATCGCATGGCCGCGAAAGCCAAGCAGCAACTGCTTGTTGGCGGGCGGAAGAAGACGGCTGCCGACCGAGCGCAGATTAAGCATCACCCTATCGCCGAGTTCCGTGACAGCCTTGAGCGCATGACCCACGGCCCGACCGCTCTCGGTCTGCGCGTGGTGGCCATGAAGGCCGCGATGTGCACGGCGGCGCTCGAAACGGCGGGCATCACCAAGACCTCGGCACAACGCCTCCTGTTCATGCCGGGCGACCTCACCGCGCTCTATGGCGTGCCGCAGCTTCGCATGGACGTAGTGCGCTCGGCGGATATCAATCGGACGCCGGACGTGCGAACCCGCGCCTTTCTGCCCAAATGGGGCGCTGAAATCGAAATCCACCACGTCCTGCCGCAGCTTCCCGTGTCGAGCGTCGTCACGCTGGCCTGCAATGCGGGCGTGCTGGTCGGCCTCGGCGACTTCCGGCAGGAAAAGGGGAAGGGCGCATTCGGATCGTTCCGGGTGACGACTGCCGACACGCCGGATGCTGAATGGGATGACCTTGTGGCCAATCATGGCCGCGACGCCCAGCTCGCTGCAATCGACAATCCCGAATATGCCGATCAGGACACCGCCGACCTGATGGAATTCTTCTTCGGCGAGGAAAAGAGGAGGGCCGCATGAAGTTCACCCGCGCAATCCGGCAACAGATCGTCAAGGAATTCGCGGAACAGAACGGGGGCTGCTTTGACGCAGCCCTCTTTCTGGCCCACGTCCGCGAAGTCGGCGATGCCCATCCTGCTTGGGCATGGTTTGAGTGGGATGACGACAAGGCCGCGCTCGAATATCGGCTCGATCAGGCCCGCGACTTCGCGCGCGGCCTCAAGATCACCTTCGAAATTCAGGAGGTGCATCGGGGCAAGATGCGTATCACGCAAAAGTCGGCTCCGCTCGTCATCAGTCCGCTACAAAGCCGATCGAACGGCGGTGGCTATCTGGTGACGGACCCGAACTCGCCAGAGCATCTTGAGGAACTGCGTAGACAGGCCGCCCAGTCGCTGCGCTGGTTCATTTCGCGATTCGAGGGCGTGCTTGACCCGAGGGCGATGGGTGCCCTTGAAGGCGTGCTGGCGGGCCTTCAGCCCGCGGATCACGCTGAAGCCGCCTAGGCAGGCGTGGCTAGGACGCGCGGGGCGTGGACTGGCGAGGACGGGCTAGGCAGGTTCGGCTAGGTCTGGCACGGCAAGGCCGTGAGCGGCATGGATTTGATGGGCAAGGCAGGCTAGGCGGGGTGCGGAAGGGCACGGCGAGCATGTGATTGGCAAGGCAAGGCGAGGCAGGCATGGCCCGGTGCGTAGCGTAATGGCGGGGTCCGGATGGGCGAGGCAAGGCGCGGCAGGCTAGGCATCGCGGGGCTCGGTGTGGCGCGGATCGCAACGGCTAGGTTCGGCAGGCGAGGCGGGGCTTCTACTGGCTAGGCTCGCAGAGGCGAGGTCCGGCGAGGCAAGGCAGGCTAGGCAGAGTTCGGCCCGGAACGGCGCGGCTCGGATTGGCTGGTTCCGGCAGGCAGCACAAGACCCGCCCCTCACCGGGCGGGTCTTTTCGCGTCACAGCTTCCGATGCAACGCCGCATCCACGATCCGGGGCGCAATTTCCTGCACCACATCGACCGCGACATTTCGCATGTCCTTGATGCGCGGCAGAACGTCATAGGGAATCGGCTTGGCCTTCCGCGCCTGATGTCTCGCCACGTTCATCGCCATCTGCAAGATCACAGGATCGATCGGCTTGCCCTGCCAGCGCCGAACTAGCGCCCGCTGAGCGAACCATGTCGCCCAAGACTTTCGGGGCTTTCTCGCGTGCGTCATCCTCCGATATCCCATTCTCGCATCATGCTCACTCCAAAATCAGCACCGCGCGGCTCGTGCACCCGCAATAGGGCGCCTGCCCCGGCCAATCGGCTTTATCGGGCGGGCGGCGCACCAGCTTGCCCTCGTATTCAGATCCGACGCGCGTCGGATCTTCGCTATACAAAAATCCGTCCCGCACTTCATGCTCGGGCCGGGGATGGCGCTTGCGACTGTGCACCCACGTCCAGGAATCGATCCCCGCCTGCCGCCTGCGCTCCTCGTTCAGTGCCGAGGACAGCTTGACGTTCTGATCAGCCGCCACGCGCAACGCCCGCTTCCGCCCCATTCCCACCGCCTGCGCAATCTCCTTGGCCACCTCGCGCGGCGGTGTGCGCGCCTGCAGGCCGCGAAAGACTGCGTCGCCAATCCTGCGCCGCGTCTCGTCGCTGACCGAACGTATCAGCCCGACGTTCCGCGCGATCACGGTTTCCAGCGTCTCGCGCACGTCCTGTGGGCCGATGAGCGTGGCAAGGTCAACGGTGGTCGCGGCCTGCACGGTGCGGCGCCACCGGGCGCGATGGTATGCCTCAGCGAGCCTTGCCCATCCTTCGACGCGCTGACGAATGGAGAGGATCACCGCGCCGGCCAGATTGGCGCTGCGCTCGATCTCGGCTTCGAGCGTGGCGGCGCTGTCGGTTTGCAGGGCGGACAGGCTGCGCGCATACTCGGCCTCGATCGCGGGCAATGCGTTCTGCCATATCTCGATGATGGGCGCATATGCCTGCCGGTAGAGATCAGTCGCGCGGGTCGCGGGCAGGGTGATAGGTTGGAGCGTGATGGCCCGCTTGCGTGAGGCAGGGCGGGCGCGCTTCGTCATTTGGGCCAAGGGGATGCGCATTATGCGCCTTTCAGGATGGCATCCCAAGACAGCACGCCGTCATCGGCGCGGCCAATCCAACGCGCATCAATGGCGGCAATCTTGAAGGTTTCCTCGCCGTCCGCAAAAGCGACGGTCACCTCGGTATCGGTGACGCGGATCACAAAGCCCGCTCGCTCGTCAATCGTAACGCAGTCATCGGGCCGCATATCGCGCGCCGTCATCACGAAATGGTCGGCCACGCGGGCCGCTGGCGAACGCTCACCCCCTTCCTCGATTGCGCCGCCGTTGCCCGGCTGCGGCTCCCCGTCCGGGTCAATATCGTCCTCGGGCACCACCCCGAAGCGTTCCGTCTCCGGTATCTCCGCCAGCGCCAGTTCAAGCTCGGGCAGATAGCCCCGCTCGATCATGAGCGACTGCACGCCGCGCGACAGGGCTTGCTCGGGCACGGCGGCCACGGTTTGCAGCTTCTCGATCGCTTCCATCTCGGTCTTGAAGATGGTCGCGCGTTCGGCCTCCGAGGGGCTGTCGAGCGGGTCGAATTCATAGCTCATGAGCCCAGCAGCCACACCAGACCCAGCAGCGGCCAGCAGGTGCGGGTCGAGCCGGTCGAGGCATGGCGCGAGGTCGATGGTCTGCATCGCGCGAACGCGCTTGTTCCAGTCCTTCTGCTGGCTCTCGCCCGAAGAGTTCATGCCCTCGGGCGCACGGCCCAGCAGGCGCGTGGCGGGGATGTCGGAGATCGAGGCAACCCACTCGCCATAAGCGTTGAGCACGTCCTTGGCTCCAGCGAAGGTGTAAGTGGCGTCTTGCACCACCTCACCGCCCTTGCCGTTCTCCGGATCGCCCGCGTCGAAGATCGTGGCGTTGTGGATGCTCTCGGCAGCCGCCATGACGGACAGGCGCTGCATGATGAGCGCCTCACCATCGGCCTCGGATGCAATCTCGATCAGGTTCGGAATGCCGATGCGCAGGAGCCGCGCCTTGTGGATCAGGGCGGCAAAGCTGGCGCGGGCCGTGTCGCTGTCCTGCACGGCTTCAAGCACCTGCTGCACCACACTCTCGCCCCAGAACTCGTCAAGGCCGCTGGTGCCGGGGATAATCAGACTGGCGCTGGTGTCGGCGCGGAACGGGATCACGCGGGACGGGTGCAGGCGCACTTGCCCGCCACCCGCATTCAGCGTCCACATCTCCGGCTCGCCATAGCCCGCGCTGGTCGCATCGTTGTTCAGCCGCTCGAAGCCGAGGTGCCAGCGCGAGACGACATGCAGGAATGCAAGCGGGCTGTTCGGGGGGGCAGGCTGGGTCGGATCGCCCGGCAGGCCGAGGATAAGCGCCCCGCCGCCAAGGGCGCGCAGGATTTCCACCTGTTTCACCTTCTGGCGCAGCGCGAACCGCTTTTCCGCATCGAACACGGCTGCGATCTGGTCGTCATCGCCGCCCGTCCACGTGCGCCATTCGCGCACCATGTCGGATGCGGGGATGGTGCAGATCTTGCGCAGCAGGCCGGAGCCGGAATAGGCGGCGGCGATTTCGTGCTGGGTCAGGATGCGGGCCTGATAGGCGTTGGCGCTGCGCGGGTCGCGGCGCGAGCCTGTGCCGGTGAGGGCATTGGTGAGGCGATCGACAAGGGAAAGGACGCGGCCCATGCTGGGCGGTGTGGCGGGATTGAGGGCGTGGCGTTCCCGCCGCCGCGTGCGCTCCGCTACAGCGCCCGCCGCAGATCGTAGGAGCGGGTCGAGCCGAGGGCGAGTTCGGTCAGCGCCCAGACAAGCGCATCGGCCCTGTCAGGCGAGCCCTCGCCGACATAGCCGCCAGCGGTGAAATTGCACATCTGGTCTTCAAGGTCCGGGAATGTGCCGACGTGGTGCACCTTCCCCTGCTCGTAGAGGGCGGAAACAGGTTCGGCGCGCACGGCCTTGCCCCGGCTCGCCTTGACCGCGCTATAGGGAACCTTCTTGTCGGCGGTCTGCACCGTGAAGCGCACCATGTCGCCGCCGAAGTTGGCCTCGCCGACCACGCGATCGGCGTCATGGCGGTGATAGGCCTCGACCGTGCGCCGCCCCCATCCCTCGGGCGAAAGCTGGCAGGTGGCGTCTTCCAGCACGTAGGCGTGCCCGTCGACGCCGAGCCCAGCCACAACGATCCCGATATCGTCGCCCCCGCCGTCGCCCTTTGTGCCGGACGGGTCGACCGCTACCACGATGCGGCGCAAGTCCGGGTGCTCAGTGACGCGAAGGCTATCGATGCCGGGCATTTTGCGCCCATCCGGCGCATCACGGTCTTCGAGCGACCAGAGCGCGCCGTTGACCTCGCTGGCCCACTCGCCCGCCTCGAATCGCAGGCGCTTGGCAGCCGACATGCTGGCAAGGACGTCGAAGTATTCAGACGGCAGGTTCTCGGCATTGTCCGCCGGATTGACCTTCATCTCGGCGTAGTCGTCGGGATTGGGCAGGGCTTCTTTCGTGCCCGGCTTCAGCTTGGCCCGGAATAGCTGGTATGACCAATGCAGCTTCGACGGTGGGTTGCAGTCAAAATAAGCCTTGAGGGGCAGGTGCGTTCGGCCCGTCGCCTTGGCGATCTCGGGTGCCAGTTCGCACTTCTGCGCGAGGCGGGACATGGCCGTCTCGATCGAGGCCCACGGGATCTGACTGCTCTCGTTGAAGTAGAGAGTGACGTATTCGGCCCCCAGGATCTTCTCGACGCGCTCCTTGTCGTCTAGGCCAGCGATCCAGATTTGCGAGCCGTTGGGCATCTCGACGTAGAAGTCGGTCTTGTCGAACCGGACCCGCAGCGCCGGAAAGCACAGCTTGAGCACCTTGGGCAGTGTGTCGGCCCAGATGCTGGTCTTGGCGTGGTTGAACCGAAAACGGAATATCGCGTGGCGGCTGTTCGGCGCGTTAATGGCCCGCTGCACAATGGCGCGGCACAGCAGGAAGGTCTTGCCGGAACGCGAGCCGCCGCGCAGCATGATGTTGCGAGCGGGGCCGCTTAGGAGGCGATTGGCCTCACGCTGTTTTGGGGTGAGGGTGGCGGTCAAAGATTGGCCCACGCTCCGAAAAGGCGAGGATTAATTGCAGCAATCTCTCGCAACTTTGCCTTCATCCGCTCTTTGCGTTCAGGTGCCACATGCTTGCTGCGAAGATAGGCGGACATCTTGCGTTTGATGTCCCTCACTTCAGCAAATTCAGCGTCCTTAGCGATGCGTTCATTGAGCGCTTTAGCGTTCGCGCGGCGGACATTATCAGCGCAATGTGGTTCATCGCCGCCTTCGGCCACGTTGAGCAGATTGTCGCCACGTTCACGAGCCTCAGCGATCAACCTTCTCTCTTCAGCTTTCCAATCAAACGGGTTGGCGGACAAGACCCGCATTTCCGGGCGTCCGTTCTTTCTTATCCAGCGATAAACTGGTGTATCGCGACGATTTGCATCCCGCATGTGGGAGGCTAGGCGCTTAGCTAGATCGTTCGCCTTCCCAATATACCGCAGATTCCCGTTGTGGTCATAAAGCCCGTAGATATTGCTCACAGCGCCGCATCCTCCGGCAGCACGTTGAGCGTCATCTCGCCGCTGTGCTCGACCTTGTCCTTGAAGGCCTGAACCGCGACATGCTTGCCGAGCAGCTCGAGGTTCTTCACCTTGTCCGGCCATTTGATCTTCTTGAGGATGCCGACCATCTCGCGTTCTTCGCCGCGCCCCTCAAACATCTCGGCAAGGTCAAAGCCGGACAGGTATCGCCGCCAAACCGCAGGCCATTCTGAGAGAGGCTTGAGCGCCATGTCCTCGCCCATGATGTCGAGCACGTCCATCTGGTCAATCTCGACGAGGCGGTTTAGCACGTAATCGGCGGTAATCTCGGTGCGTTCGGCTCGGGCGTCCATGGCGGCTTGGATGGCGGCGGCAATTTCAACATTTTTCAACAGCCGCTCGCCCTGCTGGCCCGCCGTCTTGGCGCTATACCCCGCCCGAATGGCCGCTCGGGTCGCATTCAGGTCGATCAGGTATTCCCGGACGAAGGCTTCCTGTTTCGGGGTCATGGCAGCCTCGCCCTACGCCTGCACCGCGTCAGAGCTTCCCGCCGCCCGCAACGCGCGCCGGGTCTGCGCGCCGGTGAGCGCGATCCACTTGCGAATGCAATCGGTGCGGGCGCCGTAGAGCAGTTCGACGCGCTCCCAGCCACCGCGCTCGAACTCCTGGCGGAACTCGGGGGGCGGGGCGGGGAAGCGGCGGGGGGTGCGGACAATTCGATTGAAGGTGGTCATTGTTCACTCCATCCAATGAATGCGAGAACAGGCATCCACCCGTCAGGGCACTAGCGGCAACGCTGGATGCACAGGGTGAAGCCGAATAGCCGGAACAGGGGTTGCAGCTTGGCAATCGCCTTGTAGCGGCGGGTGTGGAACGGGTTCACACTCACCTCCCTGCCAGCCAGTAGATCGGCCACGTGACGAGGAACGAGGCATCCGCCCAGATCCCGCGCGATCGGCTGTTCGCGACCATGTAGAGCCCGATGCCCAGCCACGCTGTGGCGAGAACAAGGCCCGCGACACTGCTGGCAGCGAGCAAGGCGGCGAGCGCATAGAGCGCCACGGTGATGATGGCCTCTGGTGCGATCTTCATGGCTCAATTACTCCGAGCCCAGCCTCGGCGGCCTCGGCCACCATCTCGGCAAAGTCCTCCCGCACGCCCACCGGCGCCCGGTTCCATGCCCGGCACAGCGCCAGCATGGCATCATCCTCCGGATCGTCCTCGCGCGGCAGGACGAGGCCCAGATCGATCTTCTTGAGCATCGCAGCGGTGCGGACGGCCTTGGCGGTCAGGTGGCGCTCGCTGGCCTCCTTGAGCAGCGGCAGGGCCTCCTGCACCGGCAGATCGGCAAGGTGGGCGTGGTGCTCGAAGGTGAGGGCGGAGTTGCGGATGGCGGGCGGGAAGGCGCGGGCCACCCGCTCGACGCGGCGCAGTTGCTTGGCCTGCTCGGCATCGGCGGCGATTTCGCCCAGCACCATCTCGATCTGTTCGGGGGCAAAATGCTCGCGGCCGGCGGCGAGCCAGTCGCCCAATGCAAAATCCAGATTGATGCGGGTATAGGCCAGCCGCCGCCCAAGGGTGCGCCATTCGTCGAACGATTGGGGCGGTTCCAAGGCCGCGCCCGGTTCGAGGATTGCCAGTTCTGTCATTTTGCGACCTCCGTGAAGGTCGCCGCGTCGGGGTGCGGTATAGCGCGGATCGGGGTGGTACGGAAGATGAAATCGGCGTCGGGGATTAATCACGCGAAAAAATGGCGGATTTCTGCGGTTTTTTGATTTTTCACAATTCGTCAAAGATTTTTCAAAGGCAAATTTATTTGTAAAATCAGAAAGATATGAAATTATTCAATATATTCATTCTATATAGATATTATCTAACCCCTCCCCCTTCACCCCCTATGGGGGTATATATACTATAGGGGGGGTTGAATAATTTGAATCGTGAAAAAACCCCCAAGCCCCTAGGATTTCTAGGTTTTTGGGGGGTTGAAAAATCCGTTGAAGAATTCGGCCCGTGAATAATTCAATCGGGCTCGCAATTATGTTTCGTCAGACGAATAAAAATTATCCGTGACGCGTGGAGCGTAGCCTTGCGTTTTTGCTTCGCCGATGCCCTCAAGGCGGCGGTCGTGCGGCCGGATCAGGCGTTGGCTGATGTTGTAGCAGGGGTATCGGCCGTGCACTTGAGGATGGAGAAATGCGGCGACCTCGACATCGCTGGTCGAGATGTAGCGCCCTGCCCAGCGCTCAATTGCGTGTTTCATGGGCAAGGTAGAGTTCTTCTGATTCGGAGCTTTGGTCTTCCCCTGCGCATCGAGCCATTCGTAAGCGATCCGGATGCAATCCGGATGCTCATGGAATGGGTAGCCATTGCGCCCCAATTCAAGCCGATACAGCCCATTGCGCTCCATCTCCGCCTTGGCGCGCTCAATCATTTCGTCCGTCAGTCTCATTGGGTTCACTCCATGTTGTAGTAAATGCCGCCGCCCGGGCCGGGCTTGCCGTCCGGCCTTGGCCGTTCCTCGAAACGGATGCGGCCCTGCTCGACCAGATCGGCAATGATGTCGCGGCGCTCGTTCTTCTTGACCTTTTGCGTTTTGCGACTGAGCTCGCCGCTTGTCAGCCCCGCCGGGCCTGCATCGCGAATTTTCTCGTGGACGTATTTGAGGTTGGCCTCATACTCGGTGTCTGCGACCTTTTCAGAGATGGCGCGGGTGAGAACTTCGACGCTGCGCGATGCCGTTCGCATCCCCCATTCCAGATCTCGCACGGTGATAATGGGCCGCCCCGGATCATCCGTGATCGCCTTGACCAGCGCAAGTTTGGCGGCGTTTTCGGCAAGGCGCGCGATGATGCCGGTGATGTTAGTGCCTTCGGCTGCGATGAGCTGACGGCGCTGCTCGCGGCGCATTTCATCGAACAGCTTGCTTGCCGCAATATCCGCATAGGGCACACTGTAGGGACGCGGCGAAAAGCTTGCGCTTTGCCCTTGGGGAAAGCTGGTGTGCCCTTCCGCACCTTCATTGATGGCCTTTGCCAGATCAATGAGGCTTTGCGGCATATTGGCCCGTGACTGGATAAAATTGATCTCAGGATAATTCTGCTCGCTTTCGAAAATGAACATGCGAGCAAGAGAGCCGTCGAGAACGTTCCCGCTGGAAAGGCTGCCCCAAAAGACGCTAGGGGTCGTGATGCCGAATAGGCAAAGGCAGGGCTGCTCGATCGATTGGCGCGGCTTTCCCTTGTCGCTCTGGTCGGCATAAGATGTCCCCATCCATGTATCATTGGCCATCGAGTAGAACTCGGTGAGCTTATCGATGATGTCAGTGACATGCTTTGGCGCGCGGCGGCGGTCGGCAGCATTGGAAATCAGGAAGCCAATTTCGTCGATCGGATAGAGGACATTCAAGCCCTTCGTCAGATCGGTTATCATGGCCTGTCCGCTGGCGATGCTTGCCCCGCCCATGTGGTGCTGCAATCCGGCCTCTATCATGAGGCGGCGAGCGCGCTTCAGCGGGTAATCCTTGCCCCCGCCGGAATCGCACAAGCCGATGCTGTAGATATTGGTGCGCAGATCGGTGGGGCTTGCATAGCGTCTGCCGGCGATGGCCCCGAACGTGGCAAGCGCAGCGCCAAGGGCTACCCACGGCTGAGGCGACGGGCTGGTGTCCGCGACATGGCGCACAAATTCAGCCAATCCGCCATTGCCAAGCTCAGTAAGCCATGCCGGGTCACGCTTCGTCGGCGGTGCCTCAGATGCGATGGCAGGCGTTGGCTCAGGAGGTGACGGCAGAACCATGCTCGCCCGCGCCCGCTTGCGCATGTTCTCGACAAGCCGCGCATGATCCTCGGCGCTCATCGGCGCCCGCTCCGGCTCGATGCTGGGCGGCCCATCGGCCCGCACCACGGCAATGACGCGGGCGGCGGCGCGCTTTGCATCGCGCTGGTCGAGAAAGTGGGCCGAGACCGCATTGGCCGGATTGAGCAGGACGCCCATGATCTGCGCATCGGTGCAGCCCGCGAAGGCCATGAGCCGCGCGGCCGCAAGGCCGTCGCCCGAGCGATCCAGCCCCGGCGGTTCCTCTATCGCAATACGGAGCTCCTCGCTGGCGCCGATGTCTGCGGCGCTTAACGGCTCCACATTCGTTGGCAGGGCAACGCTGGCCCGGTCAGCCGGGCGAGGCTGTGCAGCCGGAAACGCCGCCGCCAGTTCTTCCGGCGCATAGGCCGTTCCCTCGTCCGTCATGGCCCAGCAGGCTTGCGTCTCGCCGCGCCCGCGCAGCATCTTGACCTTGTCGGGATAGTTGATTGTGCCGGGCACGCGCATGACGCGGTCGATGTTCCAGCAGTGGTCGGCGCCGTAGAAGTCCTGCACCTGGCGATTGATGGCCTCGATAGAAGCGAGGTTCTCGCAGGGCTCGTCCAGTCGCCAGAATGCGCCGAGCCCGCCGCCGCTGTCGATCACGAAGCTGGGCGGGGTGGGCAGGTTGGACAGCGCCTCGACGATCAGCGGCTTGTCGAACTTGCCCCCGTTCTTGGGCGGATCGATGTCGACGTGCACGAAGCGGGCATGGCTGATGTCCTCCTTGGCCGGCTTCTTGTGCCGGTGCGGCCGCACGGCATTGACCGACCAATAGACGCCCATGCCTTGGGCATTGTGCTGCTCGATGAAGGCCAGCGCCTCCTCGGTATCGTAGGCGAAGTGCTTGCCGAAGATGACCTTGGTCTTGGGGTGGATGGCGACGAGGTGGATGCCGCCGAAGTTGAAGCCGGGCGGGTTGAGGATGTCGAGCAGGACGCGGGCGTCGGCTTCGATGAAGCGGGGTTTCTTGGCGGTCATTTATGCGGCCTTGTTGGCGGTGTTTTCAAGTTCGGCTATCGTGGCGATCCGCTCGCCGATCCAGCACATGACGTTGACCGCCATGGAATTGCCCAGCGCCTTGTAACGCGGCCCGTCAGGACAGACGCTCGCATCCTTCCCGCGCCACGGGATCGCGGTCCAGCCATCAGGAAATCCCTGCAAGCGCTCGCACTCGGTCGGCGTCAGTCGGCGCACGCCCCATGCTGCGGCCAGATAGGTCTGCTGCTTCATGCCCGGTTCCGCCGCCAGCGCACCGCTGATCTGGCCGTCCCCTTGGATGCGAACTTCGTCACGGGTGTTCTGGGCGAAGGCCACAGCAGGCATCACCCCCGCATTGGCATGGCTTCCGGCGTGCCCGCCAGCCCGAAGCGTCGGGCTGACTTCCTCGGCCGCATCCGCGCCGCTGTCCTTGGCCGAGAAGGCGACACAGTGCGGTTGACCGCCACCGCTTTTGCTCGGAACCGTGAGCGTTGGACAAACCCCGTCAGCCCACTTTGGCTCTTGCTGGGTGCTGAAGCGTATTGCTTGCACCGGCACAATCGGCGTCCCGCGCCCTGTCCCGTCCTCGCCCGCATCGAAACCTTCGGCCCGAAGGCTGTGGGCGACGAGATCGGTCGCGTCTTTGAAGTCTCGGGCAGCACAAGTGCTGCTTGTTTCTCCATTGCCGTATTCACCGATTGCCTGCTTGTCGAAGGCTGCGATCAATCCGCCGTCGCAGTCGAAGTCGGTTCCAAGCCCGCCACCGCCGCGAGTGCGCGCTGCAAGAGTGGGGGCAGCTCTTTGCCCCGCTTGGCGGCGCGGCGCAGGATTCCCGCGCAGGCTTTCGCGGTCAAATAGAACCGCTGCGGGATTGATGTCGGCGGTTCCAGAATATCCGATAAGGAACACACGACGCCTTCGCTGTGGCACAGCTCGTCCGAAGCGACCCACTCTTGCATATTGAGCGTCAATGACCCTGTAGGCCCACCGAAACCCGCATTGCTCCACGAACCCGAGGAAGGTTCCAAACGTCCGTCCTTCGTCGTGAGACAGGACACCGGGCACGTTCTCCCAACATATCCAGCGGGCGCAAACTCGTTTAGCCAGCGCCAGGTATTCAAGGGCGAGGTTGCCGCGCGGATCGTCCAGTCCGAGGCGCTTTCCCGCGATGCTGAAGGATTGGCAGGGGGTGCCTCCGACAAGAAGGTCAACTGGTCCGACATGATGTTCCTCGATCTTGGTGAAGTCGCCGAAAAGGGGGGTGAAGTTTTGGCCAGGCTGCCAGCGATGGTCGTCATCGACCGGAACGGCGCCGAGACGATGTTCCAGCACGGCGCGCGGGAACTTGTCGATCTCGCTCACGCCGGCGCATTCCCAACCGAGGGGCTTCCAGGCCACGCTGGCCGCCTCAATGCCGGAGCAGACGGAAAGGTATCTCATCAAAACGGCACCTCCCCCTCATCGAAAAGCCTCTGCACCTCGCCGGCCACCGTCTTGAACACGTGGCCGATGAAGCCCGTCCATTGCTCGGGCGTCAGGCGCGAAAGATCAGTTTCACCGATGGCCTCGAGATATTCCCCCGCCGCCGGGCTGGCAGCGATCACGGCTTCGTTTTCGATCCTGTTCAATTCGGCGGGCATGGGCGCTACTCCTTGGCGGGCTGCGATGATGTTGAGGCACGTCATGGAGCATGCGTGCTGTGTGGGCGGGCGGTCGAAGGCTGGGATGTCGACGCGGGTGAAGGCGAAGCCGCGGGCTGCGCGGGAGCAGATGCAGGTCATGGCAAGAGCGCCTAAGCGGCCATGTCGGCATCGCCGGAGAACAATCCGCCCATATCCTCCTTCGCGCGGGCAAGGTTCTTGACAGCCTGCGCAAAGTAAGATGGCTTCAATTCGATGCCGATGCCCTTGCGGCCCATCGTGACAGCGCCCCATACTTCGCTGCCAATGCCGAGAAACGGGGTCAGGACGGTATCGCCGGGATTGCTCCAAAGGTCGATACAACGCTCAATCACATCAAGCTGCAAAGGGCTGATGTGCTGCTCGTCCTTTTCATCCCGCCCGCCACGATATTGCAGAGTGCGGGTCTGGTTAATGTCCATCCAGACCGGCGAGGCGTAACGCTGCCAGACTTCGATCGAATACCAGTTCCGCCCATCCATCGGGCTGGTGTATTTGCTGCGGTCAGGCTCGTCGGTGCCGCTATAACGGTCAAAGCATCCAGAAACCGGCTCAGGATTATCGCCCGGCTTGCGGAACGTCAGGATGTAATCGGCAAGCCCCTGCCCACTGATGGTGCTGTCCTTGACGATCTGCTTGTGCAGAAGGCGGATCGACTTTGTGCGCTGCTGTGCGACAACGGGGTCTTTCCAGATGCAGACCTCGCTATGGAAGATCCATCCCGCGTCCTCGTAGGCCCGCACGACTTCACCCCGGAAATCCCGCATCCCGATATGGCCGTGCCGGATCTTACTAGTGGGCAATTGCATGACATGAACGGCATGGATGCGCCCCGGCATCGTGACGCGCAGCAATTCGGCGATCAGGAACGAGTAGTGCTCCCAAAAGCCGGGGCCTTCATTGTTGCTAATGTCGCGGTCAAAATTGCTGAATTTGTAAAGCCCCTCAAAGGGCGGCGAGTGAATGCCGAAGTGGATGCTATCACCGGGGATAGCGCGGATAACCTCGCAGCTATCGCCCTGATAAATTGCGTAGTCGTCGGTCACGACTTGATCGACACACTTGATACCTTCAATCATGCTGCTTTCTCCAGAAAAGCGGGTAGGGTTACGGGTTTAGTCGGGTTGTAATTCGGGGTTTCGCGCACGCTGCCCCGCACGGCTTGGCTCGACAGATCGGCCATGTGCATGACCATCGCCGCCGCCATCCGGTCAGCATCGGCCTCTTTGCGCTTAATGTTGGCGACGGTTGCGCCCTCAAGTTCGCTGGCGATAATGTGGGCGGTGACAGGTTTTGTCTGACCAAAGCGCCAGAACCGGCGCACGGCCTGATAGAATTGCTCGAAGCTGTCATTAAGCCCGACAAAGCCGGTATCGGCACAATGCTGCCAATTCATTCCGAACCCGGCGAGGCTCGGCTTCGTAATCAGAACGCGGATTTTGCCGTCCGAAAAGTCTAGCAGTATGCGCTCTTTCTCGGCCTCTTTCAGTCCGCCATGCAAGTTAACCGCATCGGGGATAAGCTTGGCGAGCAATTCAGCTTCGCCATTGAGATTACACCACCACACGAACGGGCGATCTGCCGGGGTAATGGAAGCCGCCATTTCGCAGCGGGCATCAACAGTCGAACGACGCGCCGCGATGCGCTCTTGCAGGGTTTGCGCCTGCATCGGAAACAATGTTCCCATCTCCACGTCCGGAGCATAATCAGCCGCCACGATATGCTGCCGGAATTGCAGCGGGGGCAGGTCATATCCTTCGTTCGGATAGCCGAGATCGGATGGCTTCCGCAGCATCACGGCCCATGATGCCATCCACTTCCAAAACTCATTCTCGGCATGGCCCTTCAAACGCCATTTTTGCGTGTCGCCACCATCATGCACAAAGAACGTGGCGAGCATGTCGGTGTAAGACATGATGCCGAGAAACTCGGCATGATTGCCCAATTCCATAAAGTCGTTCGGGGCCGGTGTCGCAGTCGCAGCCAAGCGGAACGGGATCGATTGGCAGGCATCAATCAGCTTCGTGCGGTAATGGCCATCCGTGTTTTTAAGGATGCTGCTCTCGTCCAGAATAACGCCTCCGAACCGCGATAGGTCGAAGTGCTCTAGCTTCTGATAATTCGTGATGTTGATGCCGGGGCCGCACTCTGATTGCCTTGTCACAACGCGCGCAGCGATGCCGAACTTGTCAGCCTCGCGCGCCATCTGCGCTGAGACTGCCAGCGGGGCGAGGTGCAGAATATCCTTGCCGGTGACGCGGTGGATCGCATCCGCCCATGCCAATTCCATAAGCGATTTGCCAAGGCCCGTTCCTGCAAACAATGCCGCGCGCCCGCGCTTAAGCGCCCATGTCACAATGTCGCGCTGGTGCGGGAAAAGGCACGCGGGCAATTCCGGCACGCTATCAAGCCCCGTCATGGGGTCTTGCAGCAGCTTCCGCGCGAGGAACAGAACGTAGGGATCGATCGCGGGCTCGTCGGCACGCGGATTGGTAGGGGTGACTTGCATCACGCAGCCTCCTTCTTGCTTTCAAATTTGTGAGAAATCACGCGATCATACTTGCCCTCGCGCTTGACTTGGATCGCATCCGGCACAGCCAGCTCGCCGCTACGGGCAATAGCCTCGTCGACCGTCTTGGGCACCGGCCCCGGCGCGCGCCGCAGCCACCAGCCCTCAAACTTCTGGCGCGCAAAGCCGACATGTTCGGGGCAGCACCATTCCTTGTGGATGGTGAGCCCGACCTGGTACTCGACACGCATGGTGGGCAGGCCACCCGCCTTCTCATGGCGGCGACACTTCGCCGCGGTGACCGGCAGCCATTCCGGCGCGATCGAGAGGATGGGCTTGGCGTCGGGGGTGACGGTGACGACACGCTCGGGCGGCGGATATTCGAAGCCGCACCCCGGACAGGCCCGCGTTGCCGTGCCAGTACAGCACCCGCACTCCGGGCACTCCTTGAACGGAGCCGCGCCCTTGCCCTTGCTGGCCTTGTTCTCCGGCAGGAAGGGCTCGTCGAACGGGCCGTGGCGCGCAATGTTGCCGCCGAAATCGAGAACGAGGCAGTCAGTTTTTCCGGTCTCGGGCGAAAGGCGGGTGCCCCGGCCGACCATCTGGATGTAAAGGCCCGTCGATTGCGTCGGGCGGGCAAGCGCGATCAAGTCAACATGGCGGGCGTTGAAGCCGGTTGTAAGCACCTGCATTGAGGTCAGGAACCGCAGTTGCCGCGCCTTAAATTGTGCGATCAGCCCATCGCGCTCGCCTTTGTCCATGTCGCCGCTGATGGTGGCCCCGGCAAAGCCGCGCGCCTGTAGCGCCTCGGTCAGGGCATCGCAGTGGGCAATGCTGCAGCCGAACACGAGCCAGCTGACGCGATCATGGCCGGCCTCGACGATGCGATCGGCGATGGCGTCGACCGTCTCGGTATCCATGGCAGCGGCCTCGAGTTGGGATGCGATGAATTCGCCCGCCCGCGTGCCGACGCCGCTGGTGTCGATTTCGGTGCGCTGGCGGTAGCTGCGCGGCGGGGACAGGAAGCCCGCGTCGAACAGTTCGCGCACATTCGTCTCGTGGGCGATGCCGTCGAACATTGCTTCGGGCCCCTCGTGCAGCAGCCCGCTGTCAAGCCGGAACGGGGTGGCGGTGAGGCCGATGATCTTGACCGCAGGGTTGATCGCCTTGAGGTCGGCCAGGAACTTGCCGTACATGGTCGAAGACTTGCGCGGGATCAGGTGCGCCTCATCGACCAGCACCATGTCGATCCGACGCGGCAGCTTGTAGGCCTTGCTGTGAATCGACTGGATCGAGGCGAAGGTGATGGCCTTGCCCATATCGCGGCGATTAAGTCCGGCGCTGTAGACGCCTACGGGCGCGTCAGGCCAAATCCCGATGAGCTCGGCGGCGTTCTGCTGGATCAGCTCGCGCACGTGCGCGAGGATCATGATGCCCGCGCCTGGGTCGATCTGGCAGACGTTGCGGCACCATTCGGCGATGACCAGTGACTTGCCGGCTCCGGTGGGCAGGACGACGAGTGGGTTGCCGGTGGAACGCTCGAACCAGTGCCAGAGGTCGGCAAGGCAGCGCTCCTGATAGGGGCGGAGAACGAGGGTCATCGCGCTTGCTCCCCGAGCCGCGCCTTGATGCGATTGAAAGCCGACTTCACCGCCTGCTTGCCAATGCCCAATTCCTCGCCGACCTCGGCAAGAGTGAAGCCCTCAGATAGAAGTTCGGCCACCTGATCCATGCGGCGGCCACGGCAAAACTCAGCCGCCTCGTCGCGGTTCATCGCGGGACGAACCTTGGGTGCATCCTGATGCCCGCGCATCCGGCGGATTTGACCGGCTATTGAATTGCGCGACCGCCCAAGGCCCTCGGCAATCTGGCTGTAGCTGTAGCCAAGCGCCAGATTGCGCTCGAGATAATCGACCTCGGCTTGCGACCAGCCGTCTTGGCGAGGCCTAAGGATTCCCTTGATGAATGCGCCTGGCTGCGCGGCGGACTTTGGAAGCGCGCCGCTCATGCCACGCACTCCGGCCCGCGATCGATCCACTCTCCGCCCGCCATGCGGTAGCTGATGCCCCACTCGCCAACATCGATCTGTTCGCCGGGCACCAGTGATGGCAGGTAACGATGCTCGGAGCATTGCGCGCCTGCGTGCTGGTCATCCTTGGACAGGGTGTGCCCAAATTTTGCGCAGTGCCACGTCCCGTCGCGCATGGGGGTGGAGTGCAGACAGGTACGGCAGTTGCGCTCCGCAAGCGGTTGCCCATCCACCGATACGCCGACATGGCAGAGCGCATGGAAGTCGCACCAGCGGCAGAGGTAGAAGTCCGGCCCGCCGATGCGCGGCGGTGCCTCATCGCTGAAGATCAGCCGCTCGGCACGTTGGCGCATGACCTCGGCGTGCACCGGGTCCGCCTCGGTGCGGACGCTGGTCCAGTTCCGCGCACCGGGGGTGACGCAGACAAGGTAGTGCCGCTCGAGCCCGGCGTAGTGCATGTAGAGCGCAGCCTGCGCGTAGTAGACGGCATTCCACTCGCGCAACGCGCCTTTCTCGCCGACCTTTTTCTTGGCCTTGTCGAGCTCGTCCGCCTTGGCCGACGCCTTGATTTCGAGAATGTGCCACGTCTTGGGTGCCTGCAAGATGCCCAGCACCGCACCGTCGCAGCTGCCCGAGAAATGCCCGCCGAAGTCCTCGAAGCGGAATTGCGCGCCGCTCTCGTCGACCTCGTGCAGTTCGATGCCCGGCACCATCTTGAGGCGGCGCACGGCGACAATCTCGCTGGCGTGTCCGTCCTCGAACCGCTTGAGGGTGGGCGCGTCGAAGTTGTTTTGCGCGGCCCAGCGGAAGCTGTAGAAAATCTCGCGGTCGCAGGGCCGGCCAATCTGGCTCATGCCGAGGTGCGAGCGGTGGCGGCGTTCCTGCGCTTGTTCAAGCGCTCGGTCGGCTTCTTGTAGCGTCGGGTCTCCAATCTCGGGTATGGCAACCACACCGAGTCTCCTTGAATGTCAGTCAGGGGAATGGTGGCCGGCGGGGGAAGGGCTCAATCGACCCCCGCCGGTTTCAGGTTCGGCTTACGCCGCAGCGCGCTTCCACGGCGGGGATGCAGGGGCCGCGCTGGCAGCCGGAGCCGCAGCCGCCGGAGCCGCCGCAGTGACCGGCTTGTAGGTGCGGATCGAGTTGCTAGCCGTTCCCGGCTGCTCGACACCATCCTTGATGTACGGCTTGGGCGGGTCGACCTTGACCACCGCGATCATCGGGATGTTGTGCAGTTCCTGCGTGTCAGCGATCGACATCTTGCCCACGGCCACGCAGATCGCGTTGAGCGTGCGCTGCGCGATGTCGACGGCCTGCTGGTTCGGGTTGTCGATGTTGAGCCGCTCGATCAGCGTCCGGCCCTGATGCTCGCCTTCGAGGATCTCGAGATTGAGCTGGATGTAGTTCCCGCGGCCATTGGCGGTCGGCTTCATGTCCGACTCCTTGACCATGACCTTGTAATCGCCCGGGGGGACAGGGGTGTAATCGCCCTGCACGTTGTTCGGGTCTGCGGTGTAGGTTCCACCAAGAGCAACCATAATTCAGTCCTTTCAGTCTTTCTGTCAGTCAGGGGGTTAGGCCGCTTGCGCGACCGGGCTGCCGCCGGCCATCGCGCCCGCAAGGGCGTTCCAGTCGAGCGGAAGTTCGGGAGGGAGGCGGTGCCGGTTCTTCGCCAGGAAGGCGGGCCGCTCCTCGGTGTAGATCACGCGCTGGCCGGAGCCGACGCCGCGCGTCACCTTCTTGTTGGAGCCCGCGTCCGTCTTCGTGGTGTTCACCTTGAAGTTGGCAAACAGCACCATGTCGGCGTGCTCCTGCACCAGTTCGCTGGCGCGCTTCTGCAGCTTGATCCCGTAGCGGTCGTAGGGCTCGGTTTCGGGACTGTCGAAGCGGGTGATCTGGGCGTGCGCGGTCTGGATCACCGCCATGCCCTTCTCGTTGCGCAGCGCATTGATGGCGTCGAGATACTCGCGCCAGACATCGAGCGCGGCGAGATAGCCCTTCCCGTAGCCCGGCGTCTCAATATCGGGCCACTGGTTCCGGCTACACGCTTCTGCCCAGACCAGCGGTTCGAGCCAGTCGAGGCTGTCGACGATGACCGTCTCGAAGTCGTGATCTTCGCTGTAGAGCGCTCCGAAGGCATCCATGACCTCACGGAACGACTTGGCCTTGGGGAAAGCGTCGATCGGCGTTTCGGACGGGTGGCCGTCCTCAATATCGATCAGCACCGGCTTGGGCGCGTTGGCAGCGAAGGTGTTCTTGCCGACGCCGTGCGGGCCGTAGAGCACGATGCGCGGCGGCTTGGGCGCGCTGATGCGGTTGAGGGATGCGAGGGAGATTGCCATGTTATGCGGCCTCCATTTCGGTATAGAGAGCTTCCATCGCTTCGGCCCACGCGCGCATGGGCGCGGCGCTGAAATGCTCCGGAATGTCGAAGGTGTTGGGGGTGGCCTCGAAGTAGGCCGCCGCCAATTTGAGGTGGTGGAACATAAGCGCGAGCGCCTCCTGCTCGTCATCCACCGGCGGCACGTCGATGTTGATTGCCATCACGCCGCCTCCCGCTTTGCCAGCGCCACCGCAAACTGCGGCTTGCCGGTCTTGACCGTGCGAGCGGGCTCGAACAGATCGCGGATCGCGCTCGGCCAGGCATCATACTTGCGCTCGCTCACGCTGATCTTGGTGTCGACGTATTCAGCCGGATCCTCGCCCCAGCCCTTGATCGTCTCAACCGCAGCGGCCAGTGCGGGCTGCGACCAGTCGACCCGCTTGGGCAGCGTGACCTTGATGTCGTATTCGCCGTCCTGCCGGTGTGACGTGCCCGGGGCGTTGATGCCCGCAGCGTAGCGACGCTCGAAGATGCCATGGATGATGGCGACCATCTGCGAAGCGCTGGCAAGGTGCGCATCGGCCTCGGCCTTGAGGTTGGCCAGCAGATCGATGGGCAGTGCATCCAGCACCGTGGGCGGCTGATTGACGAGGCTGTCGAGCGTCATGCTCCGCCTCGGTTCGGGGTTGCTGTTCTGGGTCACTTTCTTGTCCTTTCGTCAGTCAGGGGTTTGGCCGTGGCGGGAAATTCCGTTGCGGGCCGATGCAAGTCTTTCGTCTGTCCGTGGGTGGGAGGCCCTGACGCGGCGACTTGAAATCCGTGGGCGCCTTACGGTTAGCCCGGGCCTCCCTGTTCCAGCGCGGCGACGGTCACGCGGGCGATGCCCGGGATGTCGTCACGGCGTTCGATGAGAATCCGATCAAAGAATTTGTCATCCGGCACGGGCAGATTGGCGACCAGCAGATCGGAAATCGCTTTTTCCAGATTGCCCAAATCCCTGCGCCGCCCCTCAAGCCCCGCCTCGATGCGGATCGACATCGGCGTTTCCGCCGGCCACTGGGGCTTGCCCGCCTGTCGCCATGCCATCATGACGTGCCAGCGCGCTTCCTCGATCCACTTCTTGTAGACCATGGACTTGGCGCGGCCGCCGTTCTTGAGGTTGACGGTCAGCTCGTTGACGCTGGGCGGGAGCGGCAAATCGATGCAGAGGATGGGGCGGGGCGCATCGGCCTTGAATAGACGCGCCTGCTCCATTTGCTCGGGCGTGATCGCGCCAGCCTCGTCGATGATGCGCAGCCCGCTCATGCCACCAGCCTCAGCTTCTCGATGCGATTGATGTAGGCGTCCAGCGCAGCGCGAGTGCGCTTCAAGTCGGGCAGGGCGTCGAGCTGCTCCTTGGGCGTCTCGATCGCGCCGCCTTCACCGCTCGGGCTGCGCATCTCGCAGATCATAGCAACGGAGCGTGCCAGATCGGGCAACGGGTCAGCGCCGCTGGCCTCGATCGGAGCGGCAACCGAGCCGTAGAGCCGGTGGTAAGGGTCTACATAGGCCGCGCCATAGACGGCCCCGATACGGGCGATGGTCACCGCGCCCAGATCGGCGCTCTCGTTCCTGGCGTTGCGAATGGTACCGATGCTGACGCCCAAGCGATCAGCCGTGCATTGGTCCGTCTCGCCATGATCGCGCTGCACATCACGGATGATGTGGGCGACCGCGCTCCTCAAGGACTTTTGCGTGGGCAGTTGCAGAGGCAACAGGACATTGTTTCCGTCAGCGGGCATCAGTGTCTCCATGGAAAAAGGCCTCGCCATTGCCATCCATTCGCAGCGTGTATGCTACCCGCTTGTCCCCGCGCCGCTTGTCACTTGCAGCTGGATGGCCTTCGCAGCCGCTGACGAGCGTCGGCTGTCGGGAGTACCGGGGGGCGGTGTGGGGGAAGGCCGCATGGGTGTGCATGACGCTGGCCATGCTCATGCGGCCTTTTGGGTTTCGTACGACGCCATGAAGGCACGAACCTTGGCCTCGGTCTCAGGCCAGAGGCGGCGCGGCTTAGTGCGACCTTCACCGCGCAGCTCGGCAATCAACCGCCAGTCGCCCAGCGCCTCGCGCCCGAACGTGCTTTCAGCCATGCCATGATTGGCGATGAAGTTCTCGATGTCAGTGAGGAGCGTCTGTTCCATGCCGCCCCTGATATGCGGGTAACTACCCGCCTGTCAACATCAAATGCGGGTAGCCGCCCATTATTGCGTGTTTCTACCCGCACCGCGACAATGCGGGCCATGTCAAATCAGCCCAGAATCAATGTCGCTGCACTTAAGAAAGCGGTGATCGAGGCCACCGCAGCTGGCGCGGGCTTGAGCCGTCGCAAGCTCTCGATGCTTGCGAGCAATGGAAAGAATCCGGATCTGGTGCGCGATCTTTTGAGCCGCGGGCAGGATCGCAAGGTGTCGATCGAGACTGCAGCAGGGCTGGCAAATGCGCTTGGACGCGATCTTGGTGAGTTTCTGGTGGGCGAGACTCTGGCGCCCTCCGGTCCTCCGCGCATCAAGGTCGTGGGCGAAGTCGAGGCGGGCGCTTGGCGCGAGAATGGCGAATGGGATGAGGACCAGATATTTGAAATTGAGGTTACGCCTTCGCCCTTTGCTGCAACCGGACGGTTCGGTCTGCGCGTCGTCGGCTTCTCAATGGACAAGCTGTTCCTGCCTGGCACTATCCTCGACTGTTTTCAGATCTATGGCGCTGATGACCTTGTGCCAGAGCCCGGCGACATAGTGATTGTGCAGCGCTGCCGCGGCGATCTGATCGAGACCACGTGCAAACGCCTTGAGCGCTTGCCTGATGGCAGTTTTCAGCTGCGGGCAGAATCAACCCGTCCCGAGTTTCAGGAGCCGATTGCGTTGGGCAAGCCTGATGGCAATTATTTTGGCGACGATGAAATACGAGTTATTGGCATCGTCAATGCGGCTGTGACGCCCGTGCTTAAGCGCAGCATCCCACAAAGCGGGTAGCAACCCGCATTTAGTGCTTGACGCGGGTGATTACCCGCATTAGTTGTCTCCTCACCCTGACGGAGACGACACATGGCTTATCTCTACGACACATCGAGCGGGCTGGTTTCCGCCGATCCGTTCGCGCCCTCGCGCCGCGAACAGAGCCGCGCCGATTGCGCCGCCGACTGCTTCGATCTGACCGAGCGCGAATATCGTGCAGTGCTGGCCATTCCGGCAGCTCGCCGCGAGGCCGTGCTGTTGCGCCGCCTTGCAGAGTTCGACGACCATCGCCGCCAGATTATCGGGGTGTTCGGATCGCTTCCCGGCGGTGTGGCTTACAACAAGTTCTGGGCTGACTGGAACGCGAACGCTGCGGAGAATGCGGCGCGGGTGTGGGCCGCGTTTGATCGCGCGGCTGCGGCTTTCGGTTCGCAGGTGGCAGCATGACCCGCCTAGCCCAACAGTCGCGCATCCTCGCCAGCATTGAGGCCGAGCGCGTGGAGGCGGAAAAGCGCATTACCGCCGCATGGATCGCCGTGCAGCGCGTGACCGTGCTTTCGGATGCCGACCTTCACGCCAACTGGCGGGCGATTACGGAAATCCGCGAGGCTTTGGAGCAGATCGACGCGCGCCTGACTGCACAGGCCGCTGACAGGCTTGGCGCTATTGTGGCGCAGATCGGGGGGCGGTGATGGCCCCCCGCGACTTCCCCGCCTTCGCCCTGACAGCCCTTCGCCATGACGCTGGCGGACTTGCCGCCACCTTGATGATCTTCGCGCTCATGGGCGCGGCAATGAGGATTTTGTGACATGAAGACGAACGTGAAGCCTTGGCCTGCTGGCGCTGTTTGCCCCGAAAAGGGCTATGCCGACTTTGCGGCTGCACTGAACAAGGCAAGCCACCACTTTGCGGATGACAGCTGCAAAGAGTGGGGCGCGGCAAACTCCTGGATGGATGCTGCCGCTGACATCGCCATAGATGCACGCTGGCCATATTGGGCCATGAAGCGGATGTATCGGGAGGTCGCGCCGCTGCCATCCTTCGACACCTTCATGGAAACCTATTGCCGCACAGCCCTCGCCAACCTGCGGGGAGATGCGCAGGAGCAACTGAAGGAGGCTGGCCGTGGGTGAGTGGCAGCCGGGCGATCTGGCGCTGTGTATTGCCGATGGTAAGCGCACGAGCAGGGGGCGGGTCTACACCGTTCATGCCGTTATTCATGACTGCGATAAGTGCGGTTGCGGCCACTACCTGCCCTACGGGTATGCGCCCGCCTTGTGGCTTGTCGGGGTTGGCAAAGTTGATGCTGATACTGGCTGTGAACCATGGGCGCGGGCCGTTCGCTTCCGCAAAGTCACCCCTGACGCTGCCGACGAGTTCGACCGCGAAACCATTGCCCTGCTGACGGGGAAGCCCGCGAAGGTGATGGAACCCCAGCCATGACCCCCGACCCTTACCGCGCAAAGGCATGGCGAGTTATTCTATGCCTGCTCGCCTGTTTCTGGATCGCCGCCATCGCGTTCGGCGTGAGCGTGTGGCCTGTTGAAGTGATTGGAGGAACCCGCTGATGGCCGAGAACACTAAGATCGAATGGGCGGATCATACCTTCAATCCGTGGATGGGTTGTACCAAGGTCGGCCCCGGCTGCGACAATTGCTATGCCGAAGCCCTCATGGACACACGCTATGGCCGTGTCGAATGGGGCGCTGGCAAACCGCGTGTGCGCACCAGCCCAAGCAATTGGGCCAAGCCGCGTAAATGGAACCGCTACACACCGGGGGCCTTCGTGTTCTGCTCGTCGCTGGCGGACGTGTTCGACAACGAAGTGCCGACCGAATGGCGGGCCGACCTTTTTGCGCTGATCGACGCGACACCAAACCTGACATGGCTTTTGCTCACCAAGCGCATCGGCAATGTTGGGCGCATGATGGATGCAATCGGGCGCGACCGCTTGCCGCCAAACGTTGCCCTCGGGGCTACTATGGTCAATCAAGAGGAATATGACCGCGACCGCCTCAAATTGGCAGTGGCGGGGACGAATGGCGCGGCCTTCACCTTCGGCAGTTTTGAGCCGCTTGTCGGCCCAATCACCCTCGACGGCAACGCTCCGGACTGGATTATCGTAGGTGGAGAGAGCGGCCCGAACGCACGGCCCATGAACCTCGATTGGGCAAGGTCGCTGCGCCGCCAGAGCGCCGAACTTGGGCGCGTGTTCAACTTCAAGCAGGTCGGCGGGCGCACTGCGGACAAGGGCGGGCACACGTTGGATGGGGAAACCTATTTCGCGCGGCCCGCCTGTTGAACCCCTCCCCGCCGCCCGATGACGCGGGGCTTTAGGAGAGTGATGATGGATAACATTGACTTTCAACTGTTGCGCGAACGCGTGCGCGGCAGGAATGAAGAGCGCGACCGTGTTTGGCGGTTGATTGAATGCGCATTGGCGTCCGAAGAACGACCTGACGCAAAAGATGCACTTGTTGCGCTTGCCTATCAGGCGGTCGGCAAATGACCGCCCTTCGCGCAGTCCCGCGTCAGATGACGCTGGCGGATAAGATCGCAGAACAGCAGCACCACGAAGCCGAGGCCCGCGCCGAAGCTGCCGAGCGCGCCCGTGATGCCGCAGAGGATGCGCGTATGGTGGCGGAATACGAGAGCCGCCCGAAGTGGACGCCGGGGCCGTGGGTGTCGCACGGTGCGTTCTACACCCACGGCGTTAAGGGCGACGTATTCGCTAAGGATGCGCGTGATGTTCACGATGCTACTCCAATCTGCCGCGTTGTAGCCCCTGTCTCGCACCGGAAAAGCAGGGAATCTCTCCCAATCGATGCATTGCACGCCATTGCGAAGCGGAAAGAGCAATCGCCAATCATCGAAGCCAACGCCCGCCTGATCGCAGCCGCACCGGAATTGGTCGAGGCGCTTGAAAACCTCGCCAACGCTGCGGCAGCAACTCAAGGCTTTGCCTCGCCCATGTTCCTTAAGGATGCCCGCGCTCTACTCGCCCGCATCGACGGAGAGCAGCCATGAGCACGCCGCAATGGACGAAAGCCGAACTTGAGGACTGGTGCCGTGGCTGGTGTCGCACGCCGCACACAACGCTAAAGGCATTTATCGACGCGGGCTTTTGCAGCGATCAGGAGCCGAGCCGCGAAGAAATGCGGCTGTTGCCCAAGCCTAGCAATAGCACGGGCGGCACGACAAAAGCTGTCATGTCTGCGGAAGTGTGGGAGGCCGTCATGGCCATCCTGAACCACTGCACGCCCACAGGGCCGATTGGCGATCATTTTGCTGACAAGCTGCGCGCTCTTGCTGGCCCTCGCCCCGTTGAACCGACCACGCTCAAGCCTGTCTGGTATAAGGGTTGGGAGTGCGGCTTCAACGCCGAGAACGTGGCTTGGGGCTATGATGGCTGGGACGGCTATTACGGTGGCGCTGACCCTAAAGCGCCGTGCGCCTCTGCCAGCACGTGGGACGAACTGCTCGACGTGATCGACGGTCACCCGCTGACGAAAGGCGGTGCAGCATGACCCGCGAGGAACTGATCGCGCTGGCGCTCGATGCAATTGATGATCTTTCGGCCCATGACGAACGACCGATGCGACTTGAAGCTATCGCTGTTCGTGTTGGCAAGGCGAGCGCATTGCTAAACTTGGTGTTAGCCGAGCAGTCCGATGACTGACCTGCACCCCGAACACTACGCGATAGCTGCAATTTACCTCGCCGCGCCGCCCTCCCGCTGGCACCTGTTGCCGAGCGCAGGCCGTGGCCGAGTGATGCAGAGCTGCGGGAGATGGCGTGGGGTTGTTACCGCGACCACGTATCTCACAGGCATGAGGCCATCGAAGATTACAGTGTAGCGATTGCCCTCGAAATGGCCCGCCGCATCAAGGCATGGGGAGAAAAGCAATGAGCAAGTGCGCGCACTGCGGATGGGACTGGTTCAAGCACGGCAGCAAGAACCAATGTCCCGTGCAGCCCAAGAGACAGCCGCACGAACCGAAACAACGCTTCAAGAAGATGAAGCAGGCCAAGCAGACCCCGCGCGGGGAATAGGAGAACAAACATGGTCAAGGAAATCAAATGCTATCAGGACAGCAGCGGCAAGGTTCACCAGTCCGCCTGCGAAGCACACCGGGCCGAACTGGTGCTTTGGCTGATGCAGAGCGGGTCGATCAACGAAGGCAGCGCGAAGGCTCTTGCCGACCGGATCATCGAAGACAGCCGGAACCTCAAGACGCTGATCGACGCAGTGGTAGCGCATTGCCCTCGTGAAGCAGTGGCGGCGTGAACGCGAAAGGAAGCGGGAAGATGCACGGTGAGTTGATTGAGCGGCTGCGGGGGGAACAAGTCCTGAAGCAAGACCCGCCGACAACGCTCATCCTTGACGGGAAGGTGATAACCTGCGGCGGTGGGCAAATTGTCAAATCGCGCAACCCCGACGGCCCCGAAGCCGCCGACGCGCTCGAAACCCTCTCCGCCCGCATCGCGCAGCTTGAGGCCGAGCGGGACGGGATGCGGGAGGCGTTGCGTGATCCGAACGCAGTTCATGTGAACCTGCTGAGAGGCGAAATTGCCCGCCCAACCGTGCATCAGATGATCCACATCTACAGCCCTGCCAAGGTTCGCCATGCGCTGGAAAACTACGCCCGTGCCGCCCTCAAGGAGCAGCCCCATGCAGACTGACCCCGAACACATCGCCAAGATCGCGGCGGGGCTGACGAAGGCGCAGCGGGATTGGATATTGGCGATGCCCGACATACCTGTTGCCATTAGTGGCGAGGATTGGGACGCAGCACCCGACCTGTATGTGCAATTCAGGCTAGATGAATACTGCCCCGAAACGGGTTTTTATCTCGGCGGCGGGCAACGTCATTGGTTTGGCTCTATGACCGCGCACTATCATGGGGACGGTGGCCCGTTGATGTTTTCAGCCTGCCTGAATGCGCTCGGCCTCGAAGTCCGCAAGCACCTTCAGGAGAACCCCGATGCACAATGATCTGATCGCGCGGCTAGAGGCTGGGAGAGTTCGCGCCTTGTCGATCCGGCAGCCGTGGTGCCACCATATTCTTCACGATGGCAAGGACGTGGAGAACCGCGACTGGCCGACGCGTTACCGCGGATGGTTCCTGATCCACGCGGGCAAGGCTTGGGATTACGCACCCCCAGCTGCGCTGTCGAGCATCCCGCGCGGCGGCATTGTTGGGGCAGCCCGCATCACCGATTGCGTAAGTGATTGGCATAGCCGCTGGTGGATAGGCAAATTCGGCTTTGTTCTGGCTGATCCGGTGCCTGTCCCACTAGTTCCCTGCAAGGGTGCGCTGGGGTTCTTCTCGCCCGAACCCGAGGTCATCGCTCAGACCATCGCCGCCCTTTGCGCCCGAGGTGACGCATGAGCGACCTCACCGAACGGGAAAAGCAGATCGTGGCTTGGCTGCGGGATCGTGCCGCATTATTCATGCTGGACAGCGAATACCTCACGCGGTGCAATGCAGCCGACGCAATCGAGCACCACGAACACAGGAACGGTGAGCTATGACGCGCCGCCGCCTCGTCCCCGATGCCGAGATCAAGCGCGTGCTCGACATCGCCCAGGCATACGGCCTGCCCATTGGCGGGCTTGACGTAGGCTCCGATCACGTGCGGATCATTGCCCCCGCCGGGGAGGGCGATTCGATTGCGCAATACATCGGGACTTCACATCGTTCGACGAAAGCGGGCGCAAGGTGACAGGTGGTATGTCTATGCGCGTCGCGGCGGCCCGCTCATTCACCAGCAGGACGGCACCCGGCCAGAGATAACCCCCGGCCTGCTCGCCAAGGCAAAGGCCGCCTTGGGCAAAGCTTCGCGCGGGGATCTGAACGCGATCATCGACCGATACCGCGCTGCACCCGAGTTCGAGACGAAAGCCCCCAAGACCAAAGCCGACTACCGCCAGCGCCTCGACCAGATCAGCGCGCGGTTTGGGCGCGTTCCTGTCCACCTGATCCCGAAGCTGCGCGGCGAGATCATCAAGTGGCGCGATGAAATGGCCGATACCCCGCGCGCCGCCGATCGCTGCGTCGGGATGCTGGCAACGGTGCTGGCATGGGCCGCCGATCGGGAATTGATCGCCCACAACCCCGCCACCCGCATTGCGAAACTGCACCGCGTCAACCGCGCGGATCTGATCTGGGAAGAACGGCACTGGCAGTCGGTCAATGCGATGAACAACAAGGGTGAGCCGATAGTCCCGGACCACGTCCGCCGCGTTCTTATTCTCGGCGCACTCACGGGCCTCAGAATAGGCGATTTGCTGCGCCTGGCGTGGGAAGACCTGCAACCCGGCTACATCGCACTGAGCACGCGAAAAACGGGCGCTGAGGCCATAATCCCGCTGCACCCAGACTTGGCGCGGTTCCTGACGGGGCCAGAATGGCGCGGGCCGATCCTGCGCAACAGCAGGGGTGAACCGTGGACAGCGGACGGCTTCAAATCGAGCTGGCACACCGCGCGCCCGCGAGGGTTCGACCGCAAGGTGCATGACCTTCGCGGCACTTTCGCCACCCGCCTCATGGCCGCCGGATTCAGTGACACCGAGATTGCGATGGTGATGGGCTGGCGGGCGGAACGGATCGCCGCGATTCGGATGCGCTACGTGGATCGCGGGCGAGTGGCCCGCGCGCTGGCCGAGAGGTTTGCGGAAACCGTTTACACAGCACCGCGAAAAAATGGTGCCGACTGA